ACAAAATAATTGATGGCCCCCCCCCCCCCCCCCTACTTTATCAAATTTATATCGCCCCTAGGACAGCGCATGTCCTACCCCCACTGTACCTTTGTCCACATATGAAAACCAAAACACCCACCAAGAAAAAGCCCCCCGCGGTCACCTGCAAAAACAACCAAATCATCATCAACCCCAAGGCCGTCAATGAACTCTTTGAGCAAACCATGGCCGGCCTTATGGCCCTCCGGGATGCCTGGGAGATCAGCCAAAAGGAGGAATCCAAATGATGACCAAGAACGGCAAGACGCAGACCATTGAGGACGGCACCCCCGGCTGCCCATACATCCGGCACCTCGAGGTCCACGCCGCCTGCGACCGCTTCTTGGCGTCCCGCGGCATCATCACCGACCCTAACTTCCGCAAGTCCGCGTGGCTGTACGGAACAACGACCAAGCGAAGGAGGTCCGCGTGATCGGCCAGATCAACTTTGGGCCGGCCGCAGAGGCGGGCATTGGGTCGCTCAAGATCCGCTCCCTCGAGTCCCAGATCGCCGACCTCACCAGCCAGCGCAAGATGCTCCGGCGCGTCCTGCAGTCCTGCGCTGCGCTGACCCCATCCGTGTCCTCAGCCAAGCACGAAGCACTGCTGATGACTGACCCCGAAAATCTTGATCTGACCATAGAAAAACTCTTGCCATGAAGTGGACAGTCTGGGACAGTCATGGACAGACGCCACGGCACACCACCCAGTCTTACTAAGTGCCATGGAAACCCTTGACGGCAACCCCGCAAAAATCACCGCCACCCACCGAGCCCGTAATCGCGCTGCACTTGCCGCCATCACCCCTGACCTATGGATTTCTCCCTACGCCTACGAAAGTTTTCTCATGGTCGACGCAGCGTGCGATCGCTGGCTCAAGCGTCGAGCCGCACTACGGAGGCTCGCAAGTGAACGCACTGCTCACGACATACCTGCTGCTCCTTCTGCTGGCAATGATTGTCATAGCGATCCTCGAGAATAACGACGGAGGTCCGGCCTAATGAAAAAGCAAGCTGTTCCCAACGCGCCCGAGGTCGAAGCCGCCGTGCTTGGTGCCCTCATGTCTGAGCCCGGCATGATCGACGAGATCGCTGGCCTCAACGCTGACCTTTTCTTCACGCCAGCCCACGCGCAAGTCTTCGGCGTCATCCGCGACATCCGCGGAGCCGGCGGCGTTCCGAACATCGTGGCTGTGACGCAAGTCCTCGCTAGCCACGACCGCCTTGAGTTTGTCGGCGGCGCCGGGGCCGTCACCGATATGGTCGCCCACACCGCCGGTGGACCCGCTGCGGTCGAGTACCACGTCCAGACTCTCCGCGACCTCCACGCCCGCCGCGCAATTCTCAACGCAGCCGGCCGCCTGCAGTCTGCCGCATCCGATATGTCACAGCCCGCCGACAGCGTGCTGCAGGACGCCGGCGAGTCCGTCTTGTCGCTCTCCCTCGGGCAATCCACCGACAGCATGCGCCCCGCGTCTGCCATCGTGCCCGGCCTGCTGGAGGAGCTGGAGAAGCTGATGGTGCCCGGGGCCAAGCTCGGCGTAGAGACCGGCTTTAAGTCCTTCGACTACCTCACAGGCGGCCTGCGCCCCGGGCAGCTGACCATCGTGGCTGGCCGTCCAGCCATGGGCAAATCCGCCTGGATGCTCAACGCCTGCGAAAACATGTCCCGCCGCGGCGTCCCGACTTTGTATTTCTCGCTGGAGATGCCCGCCAACGAGCTGGCCAGTCGCGTTGTCCTCGGCCGCGCGGAGACCAACATTGAGGTCGTTCGCAATGGCTTCCTCGACCACGCCAGCAAGCTCCGCATCGTGCAGGCCGCCGACCAGTTCGCCACGGAACCCCTCTACGTTGATGACCGCGGCGGCCTCACCATGTTGGACATCCGCGGCCGCGCACGTCTTGCCGTCCGCCGCTGGGGCGTGAAGGTCATCTTTGTTGATTATCTGCAGCTGGTCAGCCACGCCGGAGCCCAGTCCCGCGAGAACGAAGTCGGCTTTGTCTCCCGCGGCCTCAAGGCCATGGCCATGGAGCTGGGAGTGCCGGTCGTTGCCGCCGCTCAGGTAAACCGCAACGCAGAAAAAGCCGTCGACAACCGCCCGAAGATGTCCGACCTCCGCGAGTCCGGCAGCATTGAGCAGGATGCCGATTTGGTCTGTCTACTGCACCGGCCTGCGTACTACGCCGCCGACCAAGAAACTGAACCCGATCCGCAAGACGCCGAGCTGCACATCGCAAAACATCGAGCCGGCGCGACCGGCAAGGTGAACCTTATTTGGCGCCCGCGACTGACCCGCTTTGAGAACGCGGCCCTCGGCAACCGCACCACAGACACCGCCGACACCGTCTACGCACCGTCGCGTCAAATGCAGGAGGTCTTCTACAAATGAACTCCCGCGCGAAAGGAGCCCGCGGAGAACGCATGTGGAGAGACGAGCTGCGTTCCGCATTCGGTGATTCCGGCATCCGCCGCGGCCAGCAGTTCAGCGGCCTCGGCGATTCGCCCGATGTCGTCTGCCCTTGCCTGCCTGACATCCACTGGGAGGTCAAATTTTGCCAGGTGACGAAAGTCAAAGACTGGATCGCCCAGGCCATCCGCGATGCGAAAGACAAGCTCTTCCCGGTCGTTGCCCACAAGCGCACCGGCGAAGACTGGCTGGTCACCCTGCGCGCTAACGATTTCCTCACCATCCTCCGCGGATCGGATTTTCTAGTACCAACACAACAACAACCACAAACCAAATAACATCATGGCAACAAAAACCCTAACCACACCCGCGGGCATCGCTCGCTATCCCAGCCTCAATCGCGCCGACACCAAGTTCGACGAGATTGGCGTCTACAAAGTCAACCTCGAGATGTCCTCAGAGGACGCCGAGCCCTTCATCAAGCAAGTCGAAGCCCTCTTCGCCGAGTTCCTTGATGACAAGAAGCGCGAGCTGAAGAAAGAAAAGCTCAAGCTGCACGCAGCACCCTGGGAAGACAACGACGGCCTCACCCAGCTCAAGCTCAAAGTCAAAGCCATGGGCAAGAACAAGGAAGGCGAAACCTTTAGCCGCCAGCCGAAGCTCTTTGGCTCGGACGGCCAGCCCATCACCGACAACATCGGCGGCGGGTCCAAGCTCAAAGTCGCCGTAGTGCCCTACTGCTGGTACACGGCCAGCCTCGGCGCCGGCATCACGCTGCAACCCAAGGCGGTCCAAGTCCTTGACCTCGTTACTTGGGGCGACGGCGGCAGCGCGCAAGCCTACGGCTTCGACGTAAGCGAGTCCGCAGCCCCCGCGGCCAAGACCGGCACCGACGACCAAGAGATCAGCTGGTAACCAGCATGCCTGCCAAAACACCACGCAAGGCAACTACGCGCAGGGCCAAGGCGGTCAAACCCGCCGAGCCCGACCGCTTCACCGAGGACGGACGCAAGATCGTCCGCCTTGAAAAGACCCGGGCTCACCAGAAGTACCCGCTTAAAAACGGCACAGACGTGCCCGGCGCCTCGACTATCGCCAAGCTCGGCGAGGACACCAGCGGGTTGATCCACTGGGCATGGAAGTTAGGCATTGAAGGGCAAGACTATCGGAAGGTCCGCGACAAGGCGGCCGATATTGGGACGGTTGCGCACTTCATGATCGAATGTTTTCTGCACAACCACGAACCTGACCTCGCCGAGTTTTCTGCAGCGGACATTGAAAGGGCAAACGTTGCCTTCGCCAACTTCCGACGCTGGTGGGACAAGGAAGGCTTCTCCGTCATTGAACCCGAAGTGCAATTGGTCTCCGAGGAATACCTTTTCGGTGGCACCATTGACGCACCCGCGCGTGACCGTGACGGCAAGGTCGTTCTGCTAGACTGGAAGACGAGCAAGGCTATCAACAACGCTCACCGAGTGCAGCTTGCCGGCTACGAGCAACTATGGAACGAGAATCGGCCGGACATGCCGATTGAGCGCCGCGCCATCGTGCGCATTGGCAAGGAGTCGCCAGACGATTTTGAGGTTTCGGAGCTAAGCAACATCGACGCTTATTGGGAAGTCTTCAAAGCAAAGCTGTTCCTGCACTACGCAAATCTGCGCCTTAAGAAAGCAGCCTAATGCGCACCGCCCAAACCATCTTGACCGCCGCGGCCACCGCCGTATGCGGCGAGCGGAACGACAGCTACGGTGCGCCGAGCGATGACTTCGGCACGCAGGCCGCGATGATCAGTGCCTACCTAACGCGCAGCAACGGCTACCCAGTCGTCGTCACCGCAAGTGACATCGCCGCGCTGATGATCTGCGTGAAGCTAGGCCGGCAGTCGCATGCCGCCAAGGCTGACAACTGGCTAGACATCGCGGGCTACGCAGCATGCGGGGCCGAATGTGACGAAGTTGCCGCCCAGCAATAAAATGAAACGCCCCGCCCGCCGCTTCACCGTGCGCGAACAGACTTTCGGCCTTGCCGTAGAGTTTTTCGCAGGCACCCCTCAGAGCACGGCGTTGCGGCGGTGCGTGGCGATCTTGCAGCTTGATCCCAATGACCCTGACAACGCCCCTGACGAGGGCGATGCCGCCTGGGCGATGTGCTTCAACTCGCACGCCGTTGTCTGGATTGAGGACGCCGAAGACATCGGTTCGCTCGTCCATGAGCTTTACCACGTCACCGCGCATGTTCTGCGCCACATCGTGAGCAACGATGAGGAGACCGGCGCCTACATCCAAAGCTACCTCTTCCGCGAAGCGTGGCTTCGCCTTAACAAACAACCAAAACACAAACCATGAAGTCAGGACTCTACGCAAATATTAATGCCAAACAAAAACGCATCGCCGCCGGATCGGGCGAGAAGATGCGCAAACCCGGTTCCGCCGGCTCACCCACCGCAAAGGCATTCAAGCAATCCGCAAAGACCTCCAAGACCCGACGCTAATGGCCGGAAAAGGGGACAGCCCGCGCGCGGTGAATGGCGACTTTTATCGCCGCAACTTCGACCGCATCTTCCGCAACAAGCTGACTGATCACATCGACGCGCACGGACTTAATGAGGTCGCTACCATGAACCATCTGCAGGACTGCGGCATCGTATCGGACAATGCCGTCATGGCTGGAGACGTTGGCAACGCAGACGCAGCAGTCGAATGGCTCGCAAAACAATGACTAGCGCCGTCCTCATCGCCCTCGTTGGTCTCATGTATTTCGCCGTGGCGATAGACCAAGCCCTCATCCAGCACAACGCATGGAACGGCCTTGTCTGGTTTGGCTATGCCCTCGCCCAGATCGGCCTGTGGCATGTGACCGTGCAACCCTAACCTTATGACAAAACCCCGCGACATGTACGACCTAAGCATCGAGCCGACTGACCCGCCCGAGGTGAAGGCTCTGCTTAAGCACGCCAAGGCGTCTGTGCAGGAGGCTTGCAAGCTGCGCAGCACTTGCAAGGTGTCCAAGCTCGCCCGGGCGTTTGCCGAGCGCAAGGCACGCCGATGAATTTACCTGACGGCATCAAACGCTCTGCAGCGGCCTGTTATGTGGTGTGGCGGCCGAGAGCAAGTGGTGTGAGCGAGCGGAGGGGTCTGCAGCCAACCTCCGCGCCGTCACTTTTGCGATGATCCACGAATTTCAACGCATCGTCCCGGTGGAAACGCCGGTCGGCTACGGCAGCCTGCTCTACGTTGAGTCTGGCGGGCCGTTGAGCAATGACATCTTTGCCGTAGTCCTCGAGGACGGCGGCAAGATCCGGCACTTCCGCTCAGACCAGGTCACAGTTTTAGAAAACCCGACGATGGACATCGTTGGACAGGATTTTAAGGACGCCGAGACGGCTTAACAACAGCTCGGGGGAGCTGGCCCGGCGCAGGGCACCGGCTCGGCGTCCTTTTGCAACTTAGAGGATAGGACCGCCGCGGAGACGGCGTGTGGTATGGAACTAAACGAACATCAGCGGCGCTTTTCGCCATCACAGCATCCGGTCATGGTCCTAGATTATGACTATTTGGCGTCCGTTGACGCCGCGACCGGCTGGGCGTACCTCAAAAAGCGCGAAGAACTCATCGCGCAAGAGTCCGCTGACCCATTCCGCAACGGCTACATACCGCCGGTGTGGCGCCGAGCGTCTGAGTTGCTGGAAAAGCACCGCGAATTGCTTGTCATGGGTGGAAACAGGTCCGGCAAAACCGAGTGGGCGGCCAAGGAGGTCATCAAAACGATGTACAGCAAGCCCGGCGCGGTCGTCTGGTGCTTTCAAACCACGGCTCCGAACTCCATTGAGCTTCAGCAGCCCCGAATTTGGAAGTACATGCCGCCGGAGTGGCGGAACGCGCGCAAGGGCCAGGTCACAAACATCACCTACAGCGTCAAAGGCGGCTTCACCGAGGCAAAATTCGTTGCGCCTAACCAGGCGGTCTGCATCTTCCGCAATTACGCCCAAGATCCCTCCACAATCGAAGGCGGCGAGATCGATGCCTGCTGGTGCGATGAATTGGTGCCGCTTGATGTCCTAGAAACCCTCCGGTTCCGCCTCGTTGACCGCAACGGCAAGCTGGCCGTGACTTTTACGCCGGTGCAGGGCTGGTCGCCCACCGTTGCTGATTACCTCAACGGCGCCAAAAACGTGCAGGAGGTTGACGCCGAGCTGCTGCCGCGGAAAGACGCCGAGGGCAAGGTTGTTGGCTACGAACAGGTGCCCATCGAGCAGATAAACCCCAAGGGCCGCCCGGTCCTCTACTTCCACACGCAGAGCAACCCGTGGGCCGGATGGTCCCGCATGAAACGCGAGCTGCAAAGCGAGACCCGGGAGAAAATCCTCACGCGCGCGTACGGTGTGCCCACCAAAGCCATCGCCGGCCGCTTCCCGCTCTTCAATCCCAAGGTCCACGTCATTCGCCATTCTGAAATACCGAACGGCACTAAGTATCATTGGGTCGATCCGGCCAGCGGCAAAAACTGGTTCATGCTCTGGACCGTCTTTGACCCCGCCGGCCGCACCATTGTCTACCGCGAATGGCCCAGCCAAACCGAATACATTGAAGGCGTTGGCTACGCCGGCGAATGGGCGCTCCCAGACGGCAAGCGCATGGACGGCCGCCCTGGGCCCGCCATGCAAGACTTCGGCTTCGGCCTTCAGCGCTACAAAGACGAGATCCTGCGCGTTGAGGACGGCGAGCCCATTTTTGAACGCTGGATGGACAGCCGGTATGGGCATTCCAAGACCCTCGGTAAGGAAGCGCCCACCACACTCATCGATGAGATGGCGTCCCTTGACATGTTCTTCACCGCGACCCCCGGCGACAGCATTGACGAGGGCGTTGGCATGATCAACGACGCCTTGTCATACAATCCCGAACTCCCGGTAGACGCCCGCAACCAGCCGCGCCTGTACATTAGCGAAAACTGCAAAAACACGATCTACGCTTTGCAGACCTACACAGGAGCAGATGGCAAAAAGGCTCCGACCAAAGACCCCATCGACGTGCTGCGCTACATCTGCCTCTCCGACGCCATGTTCATCGACGGCGGCTCCATGAGGTCCCGCGGAGGCGGCAGCTACTAATGACTACGCTCTTCCGGGGCCAAGTTCCACCGCCAGACGACTGGAAGTGTGCCCCCGGCGGCCATCCCTTGTGCCAGGTCTGCGAGCGACCGCTCACGCCTAAATGGCTGCGCGACCCGCAACTCGGGCCGTGCTGCATTGAGTGCGCGCCATTTGTGGTCAGCGCCGACAAGCTGCTTCGCGGCATACGAATCGCCCGATAGTTCAAGCCACTTTAACTACTAACCAAAAACTATGCAGATCAACATATGTACACGCCGTAAACATGTCCCAATTGACATGTACAAAAACCCCGAAGATTTCGACACGTTCGCCGCCCTGGCCTTCCCGCGGGAGCAAGCGCCGGCTGCGTGGCTCGCCGTCATGCTGGCCCTGCAAGACCGGATTGCCGATGCTGTCCTTTTGGTCAGCGCGATGGCGACCTCGAAGGAGCCGGGATTTGTCGCACACGCCGCCGGCCAGCTGAATGCCCTGCAGGAGCTGTGGGACGACCTCGAGCAGCGCAGGGCTGAAGCGGCGAAGCTCTAGTGTCTTTTCGGTCCAACGAAATTAGTGCTGGACAAATGTACAGCTGTCTGCCATACTCTTTGCCATCGAATAACGGAGTGCCCCGCTGAGTCGGGGCTGTGGTTTGTTTTATTCGGTCGGTCTTGGTGACGTTCACCCTGGCACCATCTTGGGAGGTTTAGACCATGGAGGAAGGTAAGGTTGCCGATCAATCGGCAGGAGAAGTTGATGTTTTAGCGTCCGCACTAGGCGACTTGGGTTTTTCACCTGAGCCGGCAAAGGCAGACAAAAGCGAAGCATCAGAAAGCGATAGCGATCTTTCACAAGACGAAGAAGACAAGCCGGAGACTGAAGATCCGGCTGAAGATGTTTCCGAAGCTGAAGAAGCTAAGGAAGAACAGGACGAGGACGAGGAAGATGTGCCGCGGGAGAAGATCCAGCGCCGCATCGATAAGCTCACCGCCGCCCGCAAGTCCGCCGAGGAAAAGGCCACAGCCCTAGCCGCAGAAGCGGAGGAGGCCAAGGCCAAGGTTGCCGAGTACGAAGCGCAGCTTAATGAAGCCGCCCGCCCGGTCCTTAGCCCCACGGCCGACAACCCGCTGGCCGATGTGGATACCCAGGAGGCACTTGATGCTAAAATCAAGAGCGCCCAAGAGGTCCGCCGCTGGGCACTGCGTCACACGGACGGTGCCACCGTTCGTAGACCGGACGGCACTGAGGTCTATGTGGACAGCGACGAGGTCAAAAACTACCTCATTAAGGCTGACGACGTTCTCACGCTGCACGCGCCGGCCCGCCAGAACTGGCTCGCCCAACGGCAGCCGGCCCTTGAGGCCGCGAAGTCCTTGTTCCCCGACATCTTCAAGAAAGGCACCCCAATGCACCAGGCGTTCACCGCCACGGTCAAGCAGGCGCCGGAGCTGCTGAAGCTCCCGCAGGCTGAATACTGGGTCGCACTAGCTCTCCTCGGAGAGCAAACGCTCATGGCCAAGCAAGGTGCCGCTGACGCGAAAGCGAAAGCCGCCAAGAAAGTCTCTTCGTCCAAAGAAATCGCCAAAACGCCAACTCCCGCCAACCCGGTCAGCGCAACGAAATCTTCCACCAGTAGCAAAGGCGCAAAAAGCGCAATGAGAGCACTGACGGGAGACTCAATGGACGACATCGAGTCATTTGTTTCCGCGGCGCTCTTGTAAGGAAAACCCTAACAAGAAAGACCAACCAATCATGTCACAAGGCACAGTATTCCCGAATTTTTCGGGCCTCCGCGAAGACCTCGCGGACGTTATCAGCATCGTTGATAACAAAAACACCCCCGTCACCTCGACCGCCCGCAAAGGCGCCGACATCACCAACCCCGGAGTTTTCTCCTGGCAGGCCGATGAGTACAAAGACCCGTCCTTTGACGGCGTTCTGACCAACGCAGACGTTTCGACCTTCGACGACGCCAGCTCCAGCCGCGCACTCCTCTCGGGCCGCGCGATGAAGTTCCGCCGCTCGATCAAGGTTGACGATTACACCCAAATCTCAGACATCGCCGGCATCGGCAAAAACAAGGCATTCGCTCATTCGGTTTCCAAGAGCCTTGTTGAACTGAAGCGCGACATCGAGTCCGCCGTCTGTTCCGACCGCGACAGCCAAGAGCAGGCCAGCACCAACCCCTACCGCACCCGCGGTCTCGGCAGCTGGATCAACGCCTCGGCGCAAACTGACCTCCCGGTTGCTGCGGCCTTCCGCACACCGTCAGGCAGCATCAACACGACCGCCACCGCTTCCCTCACCGAAAGCGAAGTGCAGGCCGTGTTGCAGTCGATGTACACCGTCACCGGCACCATGAACTCCAGCATGCTCGTTTGTGGCCCCGAGTTAAAGCGCGCCTTCACTAATTTCACTCGCTTTGCGGGTGGAACTGACAACAAGGCCGGCCTTTCGGTTCGCACCTTCTCGCAGTCCGCTGAGTCCAAGAAAATAGTGGCATCTATCGATAGCTTCCATGGCGATTTTGGAATTTTAGATATCGTCCCATCACTATTTTGTGCCAAGGACCAAGCCTCGGCCGTTCAGTTGGCCCGCGGCTATGTCATGAGCCCTGAGATGATCGAACTGCGTTATGGCCGCCGCCCCCGCTTCCAAGAGTTGGAAGACATGGGTGGAGGCAAGCGTGCGCTCGTCGATGCAATCGCCGCGCTCGTCTGCATGAACCCCAAAGGCTTGGCCAAGTTCGCCGCGACCTCCTAGTCGTAAACCGGAGAATATAATTCAATGAAAACATACGAACTCCCCGCCGAAACTAAAGCCGCAACCGGCTTCACGCACAAGGTTGTCATCACGCACACTTCGCTCACCGAGGCGACTGATAACACCGCCCAGACGCTGACGCTGCTCACCCTTCCGGCTGACAGCATCATCACGAACGCAGCTAGCCACTTGGTCACGTCGTTCCAAAAGACCGGCACCAGCGCCTACAACAGCAACACGGTTGTTGTTGGTGTCTCGGGCACGACCAACCAGCTGATTGCCTCGCAACAGATCAACACCAACGGCACCCCGGTGACCGCGCGCATCTTCAATAGCACTGCGCCGATTGCCTACACAGCGTCTACGCCCATCATCGCCACTGTGGCTTCGATGGCTTCGTACGACCTGGCCGAGCTGGATGCTGGAGAAGTCCACATCTTCTTGAGCGTTGTCGATCTGAACAAGGTCTAGTCCGTCTGTCTTAACACTCTGTCGTCCGCTGCAAGGCGGACGGCAGCAGTTAGGATGGCTGAAACACTTTGGAGCGATCTTGTCGCCGACCTAGGCGATGAGATGCAGCACCTCGTCAAAGAGGAATTGCTGCGCGGTTGGCACGCGGACGCTGTTCTAGCGGCCACGCGCCAGCAACGCATTGCCCAGGCTAACGCCCGCTTGGAGAACTGCGCCATCGAAGGCATCGGCGTCCGCGAGATGAGCATCGATGCCGACAGCTACTGGGCTTGGCACGGCACAAATCCCGGCTGCTGGCAGGACAAGGGCTTCCGCGATTGGTTCAAGAAAAAGAACCCTGAGACGGTCGTCAAATACACACCCCGCAACACCACCATCCTCGTCTCTTGAAACCCATCGACCGCGACAAGATCGTAGAAATCCTCGGTGAGGTTGAGCAGGCCGACAGCGACGCCAGCACCTACATCCAGAGGAAGTTGCGCAACTGGAACACCCGCTACTGCATCTGGCCGGGTCAAAACGAGGACGGCCGCAAGCGCAAGGGCAGCCTCGGCGCCCAGCCATTTCCTTGGGACGGTTCAAGCGACTGCAAAATTTTCCTCAGCGACAATATCGTCCGCGACCATGTTGCGATGTTGACCTCCGCGTTCTTTAAGGCGCGCGTGCAGGTCCAGCCGGTCGAGTCCATGGACATCGACAAGCGCACTGCCGCTGAGGCCGTGCTCAAGTGGCTTTTGTTTCAGCATTGTCTGTCTGACCTCCAGCGTGAGGTCCGCTTGGCTGCCGAATTTAGAGAAACGTATGGCTTGGCCGTCATGGCCATCGACTGGCAGACCACCACACGCACCGAGGTCAAGACGTTCACCATCGATGACGCCATGGGCATGCTCGAGGCCGCTGCGCAGCAAGACCCTGAGCAAGCCGCCAACCTCCAAGCACTCATCGAAGTGGTCTTGGACCCTGAGCAAGAAGAACTCGCCGCCCAGCTCCTCGGTGAGATCGTGCCGGAGCTTGGCAAGCCGGCCAAGGTGCGCGAGCTGCGCGAGAAGGGCATCGTCGAATGGGACAGCCCTTACATCTTTGAGAACAAGCCGGTGTGGACCGCCTTGGAAGCCTTTGAGGACATCATCTTCCCGATCCAGTCCTTCAGCCTGCAGCGCGCCGCCTTTGTGGCCCGTCGGGAACTCCTCACCGAGGTCGAACTCCGCGAGCGCGGGATGATCGAGGGCTGGGACGAGGACTGGGTTGAGCGCACCAGCAAACACAAAGGTGAAATGCGCCGGATCACCGCGAACCTCCATCGCACCGACCAGTATCTCTACGAACAGCTGCGCGACATGATTGAGGTGTGGCACGTCTATAGAAAAGAGATCGACGAAAAGACCGGCGCCGTCCGAGTGACCCGCAGCATCATGTCGTTCCACGTCCCGGACAAAGTCGCCGTGCATGAGATCATGCCATATGCGCACGGCTTATATCCTTTCGTTGAGTTAGCCCGCGAGCGCACCACGCGCCCGCTCCTCGAGTCCCGCGGCATCCCAGAAATCTGCATGACCGCGCAGAACGAGATCAAGGTGCAGCGCGACTTCCGCGTGGACGCCGCCAGCCTCAGCGTCCTCCCGCCAGTGCGCGTGCCGGCTAACCGCGGCAAATTTGACTTGGTCCTCGGCCCCGGCGTCCAGATCCCTGAGCGCCGCCAAGGCGAGGTCAGCTTCATGGAGCCGCCCCGGGTCAGCCAGGGCTCCATCGAAGTCGAGGCCGCCACCCGCTTGGACGTGGACAATTACTTCGGGCGCATGTCCCAAGGCGTGCCGCCCCAGCTCGCCATGCTGCACACCCAGGAGCTGATCGACACCTGGCTTCTCGACATGAAGCTCTGCGTTGTCCAGACGATGGCCCTCGCGCAGCAGTATATGTCACCCGAGGAGGTCGCCCGGGTAACCGGCAACCAGCTTCCCTTCAACGCCAGCCCGCAGGACATCCGCGGCAGGTTTGATATCACCGCGGAATTTGATGCCCGCATGCTCGACGCCGAAGCCCTCGGCGCAAAGCTCGACTACCTCGCCAAGATCCTCGTCCCAATGGACAGCTTCGGCGTCATCGACCGCGTTGGCCTCATAAAATACATGTTCCAAGCCATCGACCCGAACATGGCCAGCATGTTGGTGCAGGACATCGGAGCCGCCACGGCCGCCGAGCAGGAAGACGAGCAAAGCGCATTCGCCAAGATCGCCGCCGGCACCGAGCCCCCGCTCAAAGAAGGAGGCCAAAACGCGCAGATCCGCTTGCAGACCTTGCAGACGATCATCCAGAGCAACCCGGCGGTGCAGCAGCGTTATCAGCAGGACGAAATCTTCCGCAAGATGATCGACGCCCGCGCCCAAGGTTTCCAATTCCAATTACAGCAGCAGCAAAACGCCGTGATCGGCCGCACCGGCGCCCAGCCCGCGCTCCAGAAAATGGCGCAGGACCAACAACTCGGAGGCCCGCAGGCAGCGGCGGCGTAATCTATGGCATTTTCCCCCAACGTAGCCGTTCGCAATGTCGCCGGGCTCAACATCCCGCAGCACGATTACATTGCCTTCACCTACCACGGCGCCACGAACAACGCCGCGACCGTGACCTACCGCGAAGGCGGCGCCTCGGGCACCGTAGTCGCCACCGTCACATTCACCTACACCACGCAGCCGCCAACCGTGGACAACACGCCGCTGGCCACCGTAACCCGCTCGTGACCTATAACGCTTTAACCGGAGGATTTGCTCCTAGCGCCCCCTCGGCCGCCGCGCCGCTGGCCCGCGAGGTAGGCACCTATGCTGACCTCCCGCTCGACGGCTCGGCGCCGCTGGGCTCGGCTTGGCGTGTCCTGGCTGGCTCTGGCATTCCCCTCTACAGCCGCCACGCAGCCGGCGTCTACGTCCGGTCGGCCGCTGGCAATGTCAGCCGCGACAGCGACTACACCTTCGCTGGCAAGGCCGCGCAGATCATCGTGATTAAGGAGGCGGCATGAAGACTGCGACCGTCAGCAGCATCATTACAAACGCCGCCAGCCGCGCCGGCTTGGACGGCAGCAGTATCGACAACCTGCCGACAACTACCAAGACCATCATGGCGGATAACCTCGGCATGCACCTCCGCGACGCCTGGGAGTTTTTTGACTGGCCCGATTTGTGCCGCACGGAAGAACGCACGGTGCAGACCGGCGTGGACGAGGACATCTATCTTGATCTAGCGCAGGCCGGCGAGACGGAGATCG